AAGACCCTGCTGTTCGCCGGCGTCTCGATCGAGGAGTCGCAGAGCACCCTCCGACAGCTCGGCGACGTCGCCTCTTCTACCAACAGGGACCTCGGCGACCTCGCCTTCGTCTTCTCCAAGATCAAGAACGCGGGGAAGGTGACCGGCGAGGAGATGCGGCAGCTGAATGCCGCCGGCCTGGGAGCGTCAGTCTTCGCGCAGGAGTTCAAAGTATCTGGGAATCAGCTCAACAAGATCATGGAGCGGGGCGGCATCACCTTCGAGCACTTCGCTCAGGTGCTCCGGAAGTCGACCTCCGAGGGCGGCAAGTTCTTCCGCGGCATGATCGAACAGTCCCGCACGACCCTCGGCCTGTGGTCCACGCTGAAGGACAACTTCAACCTCGCGAGCGCGGCCCTCGGAGAAGTGATCATCCAGCAGCTGAACCTCAAGGGCGTGATGACGTACCTGATCGGCGAGACGTCAGAGTTCGCCAAGAACATCAAGGGCTGGGCGGCCGCACACCCGGTCCTCGCGAAGCTCGCTACTTGGTTCGGGGTCCTGGTCATCCTCATCGCTCCGCTCGCCTTCGCCGCGGCCGGATTCCTCTCGATCCTCGGGCTCATGGCCGCCGGCGCGGCCTTGCTTGGAACGGGAGTCACGGCCCTCGTCGGGGGCTTCATCGCCCTCGCGGCCGCGTTCGCCGCGGGCTACGCCTTTGGAACCCTGCTCGTCGAGAGCTTCGGCGCGATCAAGGACGCCGTGGTGGGCACCCTCAAGGAGATCTCGGCGCAGATCCTCAGGGTGCAGGACTCCATCACGGGCTTCGTCACCGGGAACGTCGGCAAGGCCCTCAAGTTCCTGGGCGAGGTGTTCGTCAGCGAGAAGAGCCAGACCGACGTGAACGTGAACGTGAACGCGCCTCGGGGGGCCGTGAGGTCCGTCAACAGCGTCACCACGGGAAGGGTCGCGGGCCTGAACGTGGGCGTGGCGATGCGCGAGGCATTGTGATGGAGCCTCAGGATCTCCTCCCCGCGTCTTACAAAGGAGCCTTGTTCTTCGTCTCCACGGCTGCCATTGACGGAGGTCGCAAGGACGCGAAGAAGGAGTTCGTAGACTCCGACCTCCAGGTGATCGAGGACCTCGGGCTTCGCCAGCGCGTCTTCGCCTTGACCGGCACGGTGGCCCCCCGCCGAGATGCCGCGGGCCTCGTGATCCAGTCGTATCAGGACGTGCGCGACGGGCTCCTGCGGGCTCTCGAGTCCGGGGGCCCGGGGATCCTGATCCACCCGTTCTTGGGCCGCCTCGAGCAGATCGTGGCGAGGACCTACTCCCTCCGCGAGTCCACCACGCAGCTGGGCGACTCGCCCATCGACATCACGTTCGAGGTCAGCAACTCGGACGGGCTGCCGCAGGCCGAGGAGGACGTGCTCGGCTCCGTCCTCGCCGCGCAAGATTCCGTCTCGACCGCCGTGGGGGCCGACGTCGCCGACCGCTTCTCGGTCACGGCCGCCTTCACGGGGAACTTCCGCGACGCCCTCGACAAGCTCGACTCCTTCGTCGGCGCGGTGCAGTCTGCCACGCAGCCGGCGGCGATCGAGGCCTCGGAGCTCGACGAGTTCAGCCGCGAGGTGGCGGACTTCTCCGAGACGATCGCCTCGCTGGTGAGCTCACCTCAGGACCTGTCTGACAGCGTGGTGGGGCTCTTCAACACCATGGACGGTCTGTACGCCACGCCCGAGGCTACGCTCGGTGCGTTCGAGCGCCTGTTCGACTACGGGGAAGACGACCTGCCGTTCACCCAGGACACGGCCGGCCGGATCGAGCGACAGCGAAACCGGAGCCTGCTGAACGACGACGTGCAGTCGCTCGCCCTCTCTCACGCCTATGCCCAGGCATCGCAGGTCGACTTCACCACGGAGGAGGCGATCGACGAAGCGGCCGGGCGCCTCGAAGACCAGTACCAGAGGATCGAGGATCGCGGCACCACTGATGCCGCCGTCCTGGAAGAGCTCCGCCAGCAGCGAGTCACGGTCGCGGGCTTCTTCGACGCCCAGAAGGACCTGAAGCCGAAGACCATCACCGTCCGCACGAGCCCGACCTCTACGCGACTCCTGGCATATCGATACTACGGATCTTCGGAGCTCGGCGACGTGATCGGAGAGCTCAACGGGTTCCAGCAGTCCGCCTACGTCGAGGGCGACGTCCTGATCCTGACGGAGTAGCCGTGCGCCTCCAGGTCGACGGAACGCGGTACGGAAACTTCGTGGGAGCAGAGGCCGTCCTGCGCCTCGACGCCCTGAGCCGGACCTTCGGCTTCGAAGCCACTTCCAGCCAGGCCCAGCCCCTGCCCTTCCGTGGCGGCGAGAGCTGCCTGGTCTTCGCGGACGGCGAGCAGATCTTGGACGGCTTCATCGAGCTCGTCAACGTGGACGGTGACGGCGGGTCTCACAAGATCGACGTGCAGGGCCGAGACCGCACCGCGGACCTCCTGGACTCCGGCCTCGGCCGCCTGTCGGACCTCCGCGCTCCCATCTCCCTGCGCGCGATCGTAGAGCGCGTGGTGGCGCACCTCGGCACCGACCTTGACGTGCTGGACTTGGCGAACCCGGCGCCGTTCACGCGGGCCGAGGACCTCGCGGCTCCGGAGCCCGGAGAAAACGCCTTCGAGTTTCTGGAGGCGCTCGCCCGGAAGCGGCAGGTCCTGCTGACGTCAGACGGGAGCGGGCGCCTGGTCATCTCCTCCGCGACCGGGACCGTGGTCGACGCCCGGATCGAGCACCGCCGGCAGGGGACCTCGAGCAACAACGTGCTCACGTACTCGGTCAGCTACGACTCGACTGGGAGGTTCAACTCCTACAAGTCGATCTCGCAGCTGAACGCGGTGGCCCTCTCCCTGGGAGGCGGGGACGTCTCCCCGAGCTCGGTCGCGAGCCAGGGCACCACGAAGACCGTCACCGACGGCGAGGTCAGGCGCGGGCGCCAGCTCGTCCTCGTGGGGGAGTCCTCCTTCTCCACGGCCGAAGGAGCGCGCCGAGCCTCGTGGGAGGCGAACATCCGCCGGGCCCGAGGGAAGACGTACTCCGCCACGGTCCACGGCTACCGGAACCAGGCGGGACTTCTCTGGACTCCGAACACGCTTGTCCAGGTAGTCGACGACTTTGCCGGGATCAACGACCGGATGCTCGTGAACTCTGTCACCTTCTCCATGAGCGAGGGCGAGGGCCGCACCACCACGCTGGCGCTCGTGGAGAAGGACGCCTACACCCTCATCGTGTCAGAGCCCGTCGAGGGGTCGAAGAAGGGCCTTGGCATCGGGCTCGAGCTGGACCCGGAGCTCGTCTGATGGCGACGATGAACGCCTTGAAGGGCCTGCTTCGGTGGGCGAGGACTTCCCGCGACGGCGACGACGCGGCCACGCTGCCGGTCCAGCAGGTGGAGTATCTCGGGAAGCTGGGCGACGCCGTGGCGTGGTTCCCATACGGGTTCCACGCCTGCGTCCCGGCAGACGAGCTCGCGCTGCTGCTCTCGCTTCAGGGGAATCCAGAAGCTCGAGTGGCATTGCCCGGGAGTCCCAGGCAGCGCCCTCGAGTAGCGTCCGGAGAGGTGGTCGTATTCCATCCCGAGACCGGGGCCGAGATCCACTTCCTGGCCAGCGGAGACGTGGAGGTCACCTCTCCCACTCGGGTCAAGGTCACGGCTCCCCTGGTAGACGTCGTCTCGGCCATCAAGGCCACGGTCACGGCTCCCCTGGTGGACGTCGTCTCCGCCACCAAGGTCACGATCACGGCACCAGCCGCCGAGGTGGTCGGGAACCTCACCGTGACCGGGAACCTGGTCGTCACTGGAACCGCCACGAACTTGGGCGTGAACATCGGCAGCACTCACGTCCACGGCGGGGTCACTGCGGGCGCCGGCGTCTCCGGCGTCCCGCAGTAGAATCGAGCCGTGCCCACCTTCTCCCAAGCCATCAACGGGATCGACGCCGTCCTCCTCGAGATCGGCGGCGGCGCCTACGACATCCAGGTCGACGGCTTCGGCGACGTCCTCACCGAGGACGCCTTCGACGCCGCGATCCTGGTCAGCCTGCTCACGGACCGCCGAGCCTCGGCCTCCGAGGTCCTGGCGTCCAACATGCGCCGCGGGTGGATCGGGAACGAATCGACCCCGGGCGTCGAGATGGGGTCGAAGCTCTGGCTCTTCGAGCAGTCGCGCCTCACCCAGTCGATCCTGAACCAGGCAGCGAACGCCGCCACCGCCGCGCTTCAGTGGCTCGTCGAGGACGGCTACGCGGTCGCGATCGTCGGGGCCGCGCCCGTCCGGACGGCAGCCGGGGTATCTCTTGAAGTCACGATTCAGCGCACCACCTCAGAGGTGGAGACGAAGTCGTTCGCGCTGTGGAACAGGACGGGAGCCTGATGCCTCTGAACGTTCCCGCCTCCGCGGCCGAGGTAGACGCCCGATCGAAGACGGACGTCCAGGCTTCCCTGAGCCTGTTCGGAGGCAACCCCTTCCTTCGCAACTCCTGGCTCGGGGCCCTCATCACGGCCTTCGCCAACCGGATCTTCGACTTCTACTTCGCCTTGACTCAGGCGAGCGAGGAAGCGATCCCGGACACGGCTGTCGACTTGCTCGACCGGTGGGCCGCCATCTGGGGAGTCCAGCGGCAGTCGGGAACTCAGGCCGTCGGAACGGCCGCCGTCACCGGAACTGCGGGCATCTTGATCCCGAAGAGCACGCTCTTCACCGCTGGCGACGGGCACGAGTACGAGTCTACGGCCGACGCGACGATCGCGGCCTCGGAATCCCTCTCCGTCTCGAGCATCACGAGGTCCGGGCAGGTCGCCACCCTGAACGCCGCGGCCGCCTTCCCCGCCGGCCTGGCGGCGAACGTGCGGATCACCGTGGCGGGCGCGAACGAGGTCCAGTACAACGGGACCTTCGACGTTGCCTCGTTCGTGGACCTCGACACGCTGACCTACGCGGTCGCGGGCTCTCCCGCCACTCCCGCCACCGGCACAATCACCTACTCCTTCACGTCGGCTGCCGTCCCGGTACGGTCGCTCCTGTTCGAGGAAGAGGCGAACCAGCTCGCCGGAGCGGTGCTCACCCTCCAGAGCCCGATCGCCGGGGTGGATGACGAGGTGAACGCGAACCCGGCGGGCCTCGGCGGAGGCTCGGACCAGGAGACGGACGAGGCTCTCAGGTCCCGGATGCTGGACCGCATCCAGAACCCCATCGCGCACTTCAACGTGGCGGAGATCACGGCCGTGGCGAAGGCCGTTCCGGGCGTCACCCGGGTCTTCGTCTTCGAGGTGACCCCCGCGGTTGGGGACGTCACCGTCTACTTCATGCGCGACAACGACAGCCCGGCGATCCCGGACGGCACGGAGGTGCAGGCCGTCAAGGACGCCCTCGACGAGATCCGGCCGGCGAACACCGCCACGGGGGACCTGATCGTGGCGGCCCCCACTGCCGTTCCCACGAACTACACCTTCACCGCCCTCGTCCCGAACACGGCCTCGATGAAGGCCGCGATCCAGGCGAGCCTGGTCCAGTTCTACGCCGAGAGAACTCAGGTCGGGCAGAACGTGAAGGCCGACGCCTACCGCTCCGCGATCTTCAACACGGTCGACACGGTCACGGGGGACGAGGTCACCTCCTTCACTCTTTCGACTCCGACCGGAGACGTCGCCATCACCGCGGGGCAGATCGGGACTCTCGGAAACGTGACCTTCCCGTAGGGGGCGACATGTCCGAACCTCTGCTCCCGCTCTCCGCCGACCAGCAGACCCAGGCCCTGGCCAACTACCTCCCCACCGGGCGGGCCTTCGGAGCCAAGAACCTCGAGGGTTCTGTCACGCGCCAGCTGCTCGCGGGCCTCGGCGTGGAGGCGGGCCGCGCCGACCAGGCGATCCTCGACTTCCTCCGCGAGATCCTGCCGGACCAGACGGTGCAGTTCCTCGCCGAGTGGGAGAGCGCGGTCGGGATCCCCGACGACTGCTTCGACACGAACGGGATTACGGACGAGCGCCGCAGGAACGTACTCGCGAAGCTCTCCGCCGAGGGGCTCCAGACGTGCCTCGACTTCCTGGCTCTTGCCGCGAAGTTCGGAGTCGTCGCTGACTGCGTCGGCGGATCGGTCAACGGGACTTTCCCCTACACGTTTCCGATGGTCTTCTTCAACTCGCCGAAAGAAGCTCACTTCACCATCATCATCAACTTCGTGCTCCCAGCAAACCTCACCTTCCCCTACACGTTTCCGATTCAGTTCGGAAACGCGGAGCTCATCTTGGTCCAGTGCCTCTTCAGGCACCTCAAGCCGGCGAACGTCCAGATCCTCTTCGTCAAC